TCATACAACTTGCTGTACCATCAGCCAACAGTGTAATAACAAACACACCTTGGAGTGCTGCATTTATAAGCTTTGTAATGCAAAGAGCAGGAGTACCTTTTCCTCTGAACGCTACTCACACAGGATACGCCCAAGCATTGAGAATAGGTACACAAGGATTCAAAACTTTAGATCCAGCTACTACAGTTATTGAAGTTGGTGATATAGTTGTTAGAAACAGAGACGGAAATAATTTAACATATCTTACTAATCCTTGGACAAGTTTTTCACATGGAGATATTATAGTAGAGGTAAACAGTAATACTTTAATTGGAGTTGGAGGTAATGTAAATAGTACTGTCTTCAAATCTAATATTGCATTAGTACAAGGCAAGCTTGCTGAAAGAGATTATTTTGTTGTTATAAGACCACCAAGAAACTACATACAAACTATAGTAAATGTTGCTGAAGTAGAATACAAGTTATGGAATTCAAACAAATGGACAGAAACAACACAAGCTGCATTGGATACTCTAAGAGCTTATTATAAAACAGTAGGAATAAACATATAACATGCCTATCAGGTACTATCCAGCATCGAGAATAAAACCAAACCTTTATACAAGAGGTAATGAGTTTATTATGCCAGACGGTAAACCTTACGTTGGTAGATACTACCTAACTTACGATGGTAAGGCTTTTGTTGGCATTAATCCTGTTTTAGGTACTAATGAACCACTTACACCCAAACCAGCAAATCAAAATGTTGCTGCACCGTCCAATATCTACACTTTATCTACATCTCAGAATCAAGTTAAATATGCAGTACCTTCTGAGTTGGAACTAAAAGAACTTATACCATACTATCCAATACCAACAGAAAGCGATTATAATAGAGGTTATTTTACAAGGTTTTTTGCTAAGTATGTAACAGGACCTCAATTCATTGTAGAAATATCACAAGGTGATTATGCTAATATTCAAAACGGAAATGTTTCTCCTACAATGCTTAGTTATAAAACAACAACTATGCTTTGGCAGTTGACAGGTCCAAAGAATGACACTAGAATTTCTCAATACCAAATTAAAGGTGGTGTCTTTGATACAAACAAAAGAGTCACCGAAGCCAAAGAACTATCCTTCAAAGGAATCATATCTTACATTGGAGGCGACTATACAAAATTTGCTAGACTGACTTAGATATAGTATTTTTAGGGCAATAGGTTATGTACTTTATAATTGAAACAAAGGAACAGCTACAAAAGCTTCCTAAAGTTGAAAAATGTTTTATTGATTTAGTAACATTGTCTGAAGAAGCTCATCCGTTGCTTACTACTCCTTCAGTCATCTACTACAACGACTTTTCAAAAGGATACATCATTCCAATCAACCATTCAGAAGCATTTTCTATTGGCATTGAAGATGTAAATGAACTTCTACTATCTGTACCCGATTTGTATTGTTTAGACAAAAAATGGCATAGCTATTTCCTAGATATACCACACGCAATTGATGTGTATTTCACAATTCTTGATGAAAAGAATGAAATAGGAGACTTTGACTGCTATACACCAGTCCATAATGAATTCTACAATAAGTTTAAGTTTCAACCAGATATAAACAATCTTATACCGATTTCTAAGCATTATGAACGCTGTGAATGTTTGTTTGAGATGATACAACCATTTATTGGATTGGAACGAAATTCGACGTGGTTAAACGATTATATAGAGGCTTATAAGTGGGTTGAGGAACAAGGGATTAGAATAGATGAAAAAGTCTTTGATAAATACCTTGAAGTGTTTTGGAAGGCTAGATCAATTAAGGATGGAAAGATCTACTCAGTTTACAACTTGTTTAATCTAACTTCGAGACCAACCAACGCGTATAATGGGTTGAACTTTCTTGCATTTAATAAGGATAATTCAAGATCTGCTTTTATACCAAGTAACGATGTATTTGTTGAGTTTGACTTTGATGGATACCATATCAGACTGATTGCCAACCTTTTAGGAATGGATCTACCCTTAGACAAATCTGTACACGAGGAATTAGGTAGATTTTATTTTAAAAAAGAGTATCTAACAGAAGATGAATACCACGAATCTAAGAAGATCACTTTCAGGCAGTTATACAACGGTGTAGAGGAACAATATAAAGAAATTCCAATATTTATTAGGTTAAATGAGCTGATTGAAAATTTATGGAAGGAATTAGGTGAAAATGGTTACGTTTTGCTACCAAACGGTAGAAAGTTACTAAAGTCTATCACGACACCAAATAAGGTGTTAAACTACTACGTTCAGTGCTTGGAAACAGTCAACAATACCAAAAAATTGCTTAAACTTAAGGAATTACTTAAAAACAGGCAGAGTAAGGTGGTTTTGGTGGTGTATGATTCAATTTTAATAGATTTTAGCAAACAAGACGGCAGACGTATATTAGAAGGAATTAAAGAAATATTACAAGAAGATGGGTATAGGGTTAAAGTTCGCACGGGTGCTAACTACAACTTCTCCAAGTAGTTACGACTATTTATTAGTGAAAACTATAAAGTTAACACAGGAGCAGTTGAAGAATAAACTATTTTGCACGTTCTCGCCTAAGAATAAACTTGAAGAGACGCTTGAGGTAATTAAAGGTGAGTACGTTATAATGTATAATAAAATTTTCGTTCTCGAATCCCCAGACTCGGAAGAATTCCTTTGCACGTATAATATAGAAGTACAGGATGGTAGTGCTAGGATTTTGCCTAACACCATTTTGCTTCACAGAAAAAAAGAGACAAATACTCTTTATACAATCAATAGCCTCAATTTACTTATCAAGTCTCTCAATGAAGGAGTACTTGATACCTCATTCAAGATCAACTGGCCAGACTATAAAAACATGATACTCCTCACTCAAGGAGAAGAGTTGAAACGACTCAATACAAAGATTCATAAAATAGTAGCAGCATAGCGTTGCTTTTCTGGAATTTTTTTCTTAGCTTTCTAGGGATAGTAAATTTTAATTAAAACCAATCGATATGGCAATGGACCTCAGCGCGATCAAGTCAAAACTTAGCTCGCTACAGAATCAACGTCAGGGTGGTGGACAGAAGAGAGATATGTCACTCATCCTATGGAAGCCTACAGTAGGCAAACATTCAGTAAGAATTGTTCCAGCACTTTGGGACAAGGCAAATCCTTTCAAGGAAGTATTTGTACACTATGGTATTGGAAATCGTACCATGATTGCTCTCACAAACTTCAAAGAGAAAGATCCAATTGTAGAATTTGCAAAACAACTCAAGGAGTCTAGTAACAAAGAGAACTGGTCTCTTGCAAGAAAGCTTGATCCAAAGATGAGAGTGTTCTCCCCAGTTATTGTACGTGGAGAAGAAGACAAGGGTGTAAGACTTTGGGAATTTGGTAAACAAGTTTATCAAGAGTTGCTTAGCATTGCAGACGATCCAGATGTAGGAGACTACACTGACCCAATCCAAGGTCGTGATATTACAATTGAAACAACTGGACCAGAAACTAATGGTACTAGCTTTAATCAATCTAAAGTAAGAGTACGCACAAAGCAAACAGCTTTGTCAGAAAGCGCACAAGAAGTTGAAAAGTGGTTAAACAATCAACCAGATGTACTTAGCATCTTTAAGAAGTACAGCTATGATGAGATGAAGGAAGCATTGGTAGGATTTTTGAATCCTGAAGAGCAAGCAGATGAACCAGCTCCAGCACCTGCTGCAGCACCAGTAGCAGAAGCTCCGTCACAACCTGCATACGAACTCAATACAAAGAAAAGTATTGATGACGAATTCGATGAACTTTTCAATATTAAATAATGGCAAAAAAGTTAAATGAAAGTGTTGGTGAAGCATTGAAAGGTACTTTTGATCTTGATAAGTTTATCAAATCTAAGAACCTTTCTAGTACATCAATCAAGATGAAGGAGCAGAAATGGATTCCACTTTCACAAGCTTTTCAAAACTGTTTGTCTATTCCAGGCATTCCAATCGGTCATATCACTCTTCTCCGCGGTCATAGTGACACGGGTAAGACAACTGCTTTACTCGAAGCAGCTGTACAAGCTCAAAAGATGGGTATATTACCCGTGTTCATTATTACCGAAATGAAGTGGAACTGGGATCATGCTAAACAAATGGGATTGCAATTTGAAGGTGTTGCTGATGCTGATGGTGAGGTAAGTGATTACAAAGGTTTCTTTATCTATGTAGATAGAGAGAGACTCAATACAATTGAAGATGTATCAGCATTCATAGCAGACTTACTTGATGAACAAAAGAACGGTAGACTACCTTACGACCTTTGTTTCTTTTGGGATAGTGTTGGATCGATACCAAGCAGACTAAGTCTTGAAAGCAACAAAAATAACAATGAGTGGAATGCAGGTGCTATGTCCCAACAGTTTGGTAATTTTATCAATCAGAAGATTGTACTATCACGTAAGCAGTCTCAACCTTACACCAATACAATGGTAGCTGTGAATAAGATTTGGGTAGCTAAGGCTGAAAACATAATGGCTCAACCTAAGATGAAGAACAAAGGTGGCGATACGATGTACTTCGATTCTAGTTTGATTATCACATTTGGTAATGTAACTAACTCAGGTACGAATAAGATTAAAGCAACTAAGAATGGTAAGGAAGTGGAGTTTGCAAAGAGGACTAAGATTAGTTGTGATAAGAACCACGTAAACGATGTTACATCAACTGGTAAGGTTATTATGACTGCACATGGTTTCATTGACGATACAAAGCAAGCCATTGATGCGTACAAAAAACAATACTCTAAGGAGTGGTTGAAGACTTTAGGTAGTTCAGACTACGATGTAGTGATTGAATCAGATGAAGACAATAGAGATATTTTTGACGCAACTGAAACAGAATAATGGCTGTAGATTATAGGAAACTGCTAGACGACATGGAAAGTAAGAAGGATCAAGTTCTTCATAAGAATAGTAAAGTTCTTATTGTAGACTCTCTGAATACTTTTCTAAGAAGCTTTGCTGCAATACATCATATCAACCCAAGCGGGAATCATATAGGAGGATTAGCAGGTTATCTAAAATCTGTTGGATCTGTGATAAAGCATACTGAACCTACAAGAGTGGTTTTGGTTTTTGATGGTCAAGGTGGTTCAACTAACAAAAGGTATTTGTATCCTGAATACAAAGCCAACAGACACATTACTAAGATCACAAACTGGGATGCATTTGATACACAAGAGGAAGAATCTGAGGCAATAATGAATCAGATTGTTCGACTAGTGGACTATCTCAAATGCCTTCCAGTTGATCTTATTGCTATTGATAAAATAGAAGCAGATGATGTCATAGGATACATATCTCAAAGGTTTTCAGAGAAGGTTGTTATTCTATCTACAGATCAAGATTATCTACAACTTGTTAACGAAAACATATCAGTGTTTTCTCCAGTCAAGAAAACTATCTACTATCCTGAAACAGTAAAGAAGGAGTTTGGTATTCCAAGCTACAACTTTCTAACTCATAAAGTAATAGTAGGAGATAAAGGAGATAATGTACCTGGTGTGAAAGGAATACAAATAAAAACACTAATCAAGCTACTTCCAGAACTCAAAGGTGAAAGAGTAGAACTAAATGAAGTATTAGACAAGTGTAAAGATTTGCCAGGCAAAGGACAGGACATTTATAATTTTAGACATCAGCTCACAATTAACAAACAGTTGATGGATTTGATTAATCCAAACATACCAGAAGATGATAAGGAGAGATTAGATAAGATGATTACCAATCCAAGAAACGGTTTCGATCCTCAATGCTTTCAACGACTTTGTGAGGAGGATCAATTAGGTAAGAGTTTGCTAAATCCACAAATATGGTTAAATGAAACTTTTGCAAAATTAACTCAGTATAAGTTGCAAGATTGAATTTTATAATGTATTTTGAAATAAAGGAGAATAGTTATGTCGGTGTTGAACCAATTGAATGCATACGGTGTTGGATTTCAAATAAAGGTTTTATCAAGTCTACTCAAGCACAGAGAATTTCTTCAAAGCATACATGACATTCTAGAAGCAGACTATTTTGACAATCCAGCACACAAATGGATTGTAGAAGAGATTCTAAAGTACTATTACAAATACCATGCTACTCCAACTTTAGATGCTCTTCAAGTAGAAGTCAAGAAGATTGACAACGATGTACTTAGAGTATCTGTAGTAGAACAATTGAAGGAAGCATATAAAGCATCTAATGATGATAGAGAATACGTTGAACAAGAGTTCTCAAACTTCTGTAAGAACCAACAACTCAAAAAAGCCTTACTCTCTTCTGTTGACCTTCTTGAGAAAGGTCAGTATGATGACATTCGTTATCTTATTGATACTGCGCTTAAAGCTGGCCAAGATAAACATATTGGTCACGAATATGAAAAAGACACAGAAGTAAGGTATAGAGAAGAAGAGAGAAAAGCAATACCAACAGGTTGGGAACACTTAAATGAGTTACTCATGGGTGGACTTGGAGCTGGAGATTTAGGACTTGTGTTTGGAAATCCAGGAGGTGGTAAGAGTTGGTTCTTAATTAACATTGGAGCTAAAGCTGCTGCAATGGGTTACAATGTATGTCACTACACTTTAGAGCTTAGTGAGTTCTATGTAGGTAGAAGATACGATGCTGTGTTTACTGGTATTGGAGTTCAAGATCTACACAGGCATAGAGGTGAGATAGATCAGATAGTTGGTAAAGTACCTGGCAAGTTAATCATAAAGGAATTTGCTATGGGTAAGACAGGCATTCCAAGTATTGAAGCACACATTCAGAAATGTAAGGATTTAGGATACGGACCTGACTTAGTAATTATAGATTATGTGGATCTATTGAAATCTAAACGTAAGAGCATAGATAGAAAAGATGAGATTGATGATGTGTATGCTTCTACAAAAGGTATGGCAAGAGAATTAAACATACCAATCTGGACAGTATCTCAAGTTAACAGAGCTGGTGCTAAGGATGATGTGATTGAAGGAGATAAAGCAGCAGGTTCTTATAACAAGATGATGATTGCTGATTTTGCAATTTCGCTTTCAAGAAAGCGTCAAGACAAAGTAAACGGAACTGGAAGGATACATATTATGAAAAACAGGTATGGTTCAGATGGTATGACGTATTCAGCCAAGATAAATACCAACAACGGACATATAGACATAAGTGCCAATGAATTAGGAGACGAAGAGCTAAATTTAGGTGAGAATGGTGCACCAGTTAGGTCAGGACCACCTACTAGCTTTAGCAGTGAAGAACGAAATTATTTACAGCAAAAATTCTTTGAATTAACGAAATAACGCTATTTATTAGTACAAAACACGGTTTGATATGAGCCTCATTACGCTTTACGAAGAGAAAAAAACAGCACTCGCTCCTCCTGCTAATCAAGAGACGTACGAAGAGTTTGTTTTCAATATGGAAAAGAACGGTACGAATGATCTAGTTGAGAGAGACATGGTAGATCCTACTTTTAGACCTCCTCTTCCTGAAGACACGTATGTAGCACAACTCTTTAAAGAGGGTGCCACATCCAATCGTTTAATCTAGAATAGTAATTAATAAGTTATGAACCTTCTGAAGGATATTCAACCTTCGGCTGATAAACTTATCTTAAAATTTTAAAAAACAAACTTGAAATGGACATTTCTCAGAGCATTTTATCGGATATAACCGTCTACATGAAGTATTCGAAGTACAATCCCGAACTGGAAAGAAGGGAGAGTTGGAGCGAATTAGTTGACAGAAATAAGGCTATGCATATTAAAAAGTTTCCACAATTAGCCGATGAGATTGAGAATGCGTATAAGTTTGTGTATGAAAAGAAAGCATTGCCTTCAATGAGGTCTATGCAGTTTGCTGGAAAGCCTATTGAGATTTCTCCTAACCGTATTTACAACTGTGCATACTTGCCAATCGATGATTGGAGAGCATTTGCTGAAACCATGTTCTTGTTGTTAGGAGGTACTGGTGTTGGATACTCAGTACAGAAACATCACGTAGATCAACTACCTGAGATTCGTAAACCAGACCCCAAGAAGACTAGACGCTTCCTTATTGGAGATTCTATTGAGGGTTGGGCAGATGCAGTAAGAGTGCTTGTTAGAGCTTATTTTGAAGGCGGATCTAGTCCAGTGTTTGACTTTTCAGACATTAGACCAAAAGGCGCTAGACTAATTACTTCTGGAGGTAAAGCACCTGGTCCTCAACCACTTAAAGAGTGTTTGTTGAAAGTTCAAGGTATTCTTGACAGCAAAGAAAACAACGATAAACTTAAACCAATTGAAGTACACGACATCGTATGTCACATTGCTGATGCAGTACTTGCTGGTGGTATCAGAAGAGCAGCATTGATTAGTCTCTTTAGTGCTGATGATGAAGATATGATCTCAGCTAAGAGTGGTGCATGGTGGGAACTCAATCCACAAAGAGGTAGAGCAAACAACTCAGCTGTACTATTAAGAAACAAAGCAACAGAAGACTTCTTTATGGGTCTTTGGGAAAAGATTAAAGCAAGTGGAGCTGGTGAACCTGGTATCTATTTCAACAACGACAAAGACTGGGGCACCAATCCATGTTGCGAAATTGCTTTGCGTCCTTTCCAATTCTGTAACCTTTGTGAAGTAAACGTAAGCGATGTTGTAGATCAAGACGATCTTAATGCAAGAGTTAAGGCTGCAGCATTTATTGGAACACTCCAAGCTTCTTATACAAGCTTCCATTACTTGAGACCAGTTTGGCAAAGAACAACTGAAAAGGATGGTTTAATTGGAGTTGGTATGACTGGTATTGGATCAGGCAAGGCTCAAAAGTTAAACTTAAAAGAAGCAGCTGAACTTGTAAAGCAAGAGAATGAAAGAGTAGCCAAGTTGCTTGGTATCAACTCAGCAGCTAGATGTACAACTATCAAACCAAGTGGAACTTCGTCTTTGACTTTAGGAACTTCAAGTGGTATCCATGCTTGGCACAACGATTACTACATTCGTAGAATTAGAGTAGGTAAGAACGAAGCCATCTACACTTACCTTTATATTAATCATTCCGAACTCATTGAAGATGACTACTTTAGACCACACGATACTGCAATCATTTCTGTACCACAGAAAGCTCCTGAAGGTGCTATCTACAGAACAGAATCTG